GAGGTGGCGAAGGAGTACATCTTCTCGCATTTCCGCGCAGTAGAACCCATGTCGGTTGCAGACTTCCGCCAGTATATTATTGGACAGGAGTTTGGTTTGCAAAAGACAAAGTGGTACATGGAGCGTTTGGATTTGTTGGAAAAGGAGGTGAATCCTAAGGTCCCCGTCCAGCCGATTGTAGGGAAAGGAGACGAAGTTCTGCCTGTCCGTTCCGATTTGGGTGACGACGACACTGTGAAGACACGGCCGATTTTTCCGATCGATGCCGACCAGCTTGATTTCATGCGCTGGCTTCTGGTGTGGAAACACAATTTTGGAAGACCGTTCGAGATGCGCCGAGAAGGCCACTTGTTCACTTTCACCTACATGTTGGACTCACGTGCGGACTTGCTGGATACGTGGATCAATGAACGCTGTCACCAGGATGGCTTCCACATGTTGGCGCTAGGCGACGATAACATCATGATGTTCGTTTGCCATAAGCGTGGGTGGGTGTGTGAGAAGGCGAGGTTTGTAGCTTATGATTTGGCAACGTGTGATTTGACGTGTGGCCTTGACGTGCAGCTGTGCTTCGTTGACTTGATGCGATCTGGAGGCCTGTCGGAGACTGAAGCCAAGAAGTTCCTGTCCCGGTGCAAGGGATTGAGGGAGCTGGTGGTGGTAGGTGAACCGTCCGACAAAAGGTTCTTTTGGGAGGCCAAGGAGGTTAGTACCGTTACAGGGAACCCCGCCACTTCCATTCAAGCTGTGTTTTGCCAATTGTTGTTCGTGTGTTTGGCATGGGATCAGTGGGTTGTCGGTGATGCCGAAGACCCTGAGGAATTAGGAAGACTCATTCACGAGGCTGGTACATTGAACGGCCATGTTTTGGAGTGGGAGTTGGACCAGGGATCAGTGTCCCGTTTCTCTAAAGTTACGCGTCGCACATACCTCGGAGGATTGTTTGTGCCTGATGGAGAGACATTGAAGTGGTGCCCGATGAGTTGGCTCAAGACCTTCTGTCTCTTTCCGGACACTCAAAAGATCTACGGGGGAAGTGCCCATATGGAGATGCATGCCGCTGCTATCTCAACTGATGAAGGGATGTTGAGAACCCCCATTGGGTCGGCGTTTTGTGCTTTGATGCGCCGATTAGCCAGTGCCGCTGGCCTGACCCCTCCGGACTTCGCCGAAGCCAAGCGCTTGCTGCATCAGAGCAAGAGTTGGTATCAAAGGTTGAAGAAGACCCCGTA